CACCATTGTTTTCATTGACAGCACTGAAGATGACAAGTTTCTGCATATTGTTTTGGCTGTGGCTTCACACGAAGTCGATGATTACAACATTTTCTATTTAAATGACGTGCGATTGTCGATTAGTGATAGCGAAACATTAGTTGGCACAACCACAAGCCCATATCAGGGCAAATTTCAACTTGCCACAAGAAAAGGCACAACAACACAAACAGCATTCAGCGAATTAGTGTCAGCGTCTAATAAATGGACAAGCAACCACCGTTTGCAGGGCATTGCTTGTTGCTATATGAAGCTGGAATATGACCGCGATGCTTATCCAACTGGCGTGCCAAATTTGTCAGTTTTGGTGCAGGGTAAAAAACTATTTGACCCGCGTGATGACACCACTGCATTTTCATCAAATCCGGCACTGGCGATCCGCGACTACCTGACAGATAGCACATATGGATTTGGCGCAAATGCGTCAGAAATTGATGACGCCAGTTTTATTACGGCGGCTAATATATGTGATGAACAGGTTACATTGGCCGGTGGCGGCACACAGAACCGATATGAGGTTCACGGCACGTTTAACACCAATCAAAGCCCGAAACAGGTGCTTGAGCAGCTTTTGACTAGCTGTGGCGGCACCATTCATTTTGCAAACGGAAAATTCCATTTGAAGGTCGCCAAATATGTTGCGCCAACAATTACGCTTGATGAAGATAATTTGCGCGGGGCTATATCCCTGCAAACGCGGCGCAGCGCACGCGACAACTACAATGCAGTGAAAGGTGTATTTGCACCATTTTCAGCAAATCCAGATGGCAAATTTTATGTGCCGACAGATTACCCTGCATATGTTTCAAGCACATTTGTCACTGAAGATGGTGGCGATACTAAATTTTTAGATTACGATCTGCCATTCACGACTGATCCGGCTATGGCACAGCGTCTGGCCAAGATTGCCCTATTCCGCAACCGGCAGCAGATCACAATGACGATGCCTTGCACCATATCAGCATTCAAACTGTCTGTCGGCGATACAGTTATGGTGACAAATGATCGGCTTGGATTTAGCAGCAAGGTGTTTGAGGTCAGCGAATGGTCGTTAGCGGTTGATGTTGGTGCGAATGATCAGCCGGTGATCGGTGTCGATCTGACATTGCGTGAACTAAACAGCGCGGTGTTTGATTGGGACGCTGATGAGCAGGATTTCATCACAGACAACACAAACCTGCCAGACCCGTTTGCACTGCCAGCCCCAACCGTCACAACAGATGAAAACGTGGTCACGATTAATCAACAGCCGGTGGCGGTCATTGAGGTCACAGCGTCAAGCACTACGCCGCAGGTCGTCAATTTTGAAGCGCAATATAAAGAAAACACAGACAGCACATATATCGGGCTTGGTTATTCATCTGGCGGCTTTTTCACAATACCGAACGTAAAATCAGACGTGACCTATGACATCCGCGTGCGCGGTGTTGGTTCTATATCACGAACACCATTTACAAATGTGCAGCATACCGTATCCGGCAAAGCAGATGACCCGTCTGATGTGACAAATTTCAGCGTGAATATAGTGGGGCAGCAAGCGGATCTTTCGTGGACACCAGTGACAGATGCGGATCTGTCACATTACATCATCCGGCATTCACCGCTGACAACTGGTGCGACCTACAACAACACCCGCGCCATCGTCAAAAAGGTATCGCGACCAGCTAACACCACTGTCGTGCCAGCGATGACCGGCACATATTTCTGCAAAGCTGTGGACAAGTTTGGCCGCGTATCACAGAACGCCGCCAGCAGTATTGCGCTGGTTGATGCTATTAACGGGTTTAATTTTGTTGATAATGTGGTTGAACATACCGCGTTTTCTGGCACAAAAACCGATGTTGTCGTTGTTGATGATAAATTACAGCTAGACACGACAAATCTATTTGATAGCCTTGCTGGCAATTTTGACGATGCGGCAGGTCTGTTTGATGGCGGCACCGGCTTTATTGTATCATCCGGCACATATGATTTTGCTAATTACATCGATCTGACTGCGACCTATACCGGCACAGTTGACGCAACCGTCAAAGTGTCACAGATTTCACAGCACAGCGGCACGCCGGTGTCTGGCGCAACAGACGTTGATTTGTATGTTAGCACGACCACAGATGACCCTGCTGGATCACCCACTTGGACAGCATACCGGCCATTTATTGTTGGCAATTACACTGCACGCGCCTTGCGGTTTAGGGCTGAATTATCAACAACTGAAAGCGATGAAACACCAGCTATCGAAGAATTAAGCGCAGAGGTGCAGTTACCAACCCGCACCGAAAGCGATAGCGATATACAGTCTGGAACTGGCGCAAAGGCAATCACATTTACGACACCATTTAAAACGCTGCTGGCGGTGTCTATATCGGTCGGGGATATGCAAAGCGGCGACTATTATGCTATAACAAGTAAATCAGCCACCGGCTTCACAATCGCGTTTTATGATAGCGGAAATAGCGCGGTTGATCGGTTGTTTGATTACGTTGCAACGGGGTTTTAAATGGCACAACACGATTATACTATTGCAAACCAGACGTTTCCAAATACACGCGCAGATTTAAACAACGTGTTTGCGGCTATTGTCAGCCAGAACAGCGGTGCAACTGCGCCATCGACTACATATGCGTATCAGCTTTGGTATGACACCACCACTGATATTTTGAAAATGCGTAATGCCAATGATGATGCGTGGATTGAATTATTCACTATTGATCAAGTTGCAGATACTGCAACGGCAGCCGGTGCCGCGCAAGGGTCAAACCTCATCATCAACGGTGCGATGCAAGTATGGCAAAGAGGCACATCAGAATCAGGCGGTTCTGCATTTGATAGTTTTGTTCGTTTAACAGATAGATTTTTTCTGTATGCTCCTGATTCTACTTCAGGAACAGTTTCTCAATCCACTGACGTTCCTTCAAATGTGGGCTTTATTTACTCCCTGCACAATAACTTAGACACCCCTTGCCTTATAGCGACAAATGTTGAGCTACTTAAAACAGGTTCAGATGCCCCCTTTGCTAACGGAGAAAAATATACTCTTTCTTTTTATGTGAAAGGAAGTGCCTCTACAGGCAATGGTATTACAATTTCAACAAGAGACGATTCAGGTGGCACAAATAGTGTAACAAGAGCATCTGGTGTGTCTTTTGACATTACTACTTCGTGGACTAGAGTAGAAAAAACATTTACGTTGACGGGAACTATTAGCAGCGGCAATAAGTGTCTTCAAGTTGAATTTAATATACCGTCAGGTGGTTATGTTACTGGCTTTCAATTAGAGCGTGGCGAGACAGCCACGCCGTTTGAACATCGGTCATATGGCGATGAGTTGGCTAGGTGTCAGCGGTATTGTTTTGCCTACGATGGACAGGTAGGGGTTTCAAGAGACGCAACTAATCTTTACCAACCTGTTCTTAGATTTCCTGTTACAATGAGGGCAACGCCAACATTGGAATCAGGTGCGACTATGACGGTAACTTCTGGTTCATCTGGGGTTTGGGCAATATTCTCAGGTACAGGAGCCGTGAATAGCGGAGACAATATTTACCTTTATAACGGTAGCTCGAATTGGGATGGTTCTGTAAACGCCGCCCTAGATGGCGTATTTACTGCGGAGTTATAAGGATGTCATACAACAATTATACATATCAAGCACTCAACAGCCCTATTTCTGGTAGGACAAACAACTGTGTTAAGAGGTCTGATGGGGCGATAATTCCTCCTGACCCTGACAACAAAGATTACCAAGAATATTTGGTATGGGTGGCAGATGGTAACACCATAGCGGATGCTGACTGATGGACAACGACACCCAAATTGACGTTGCGACAGTAATCACCGGCTTATCCGCGCCAATGTGGGTTGACGCGCTTGAGAGCTGGTTTGGTATGACCGCAGCTTTTGGTGCGATGGTGTTAGTGTTCTGGCGGCTATGGCGAATGAGGCAACGTAAATGATACAGATACCTATGATCGATCTGATCCAGACGTTTATGCTGATCTGGGTGATTTATTTAGTGCGGGAGTAACTAACACATTGAGGTGGCAAAATGGATCCCGTCACATTATTAGCAGCCGCCACGACTAGCTATAATTTGCTCAAAAAAGGCATTGCAGCCGGTAAAGAGATCGAAAGTATGTCTGGCGATCTTGGTCGCTGGATGGGTGCCATACAAAACATCAAAACATCACACGGCATAGCTAAATCGCGTCGCTTTGGGTCGGTTGAAGAAGAGGCGTTGGAAAGTTTTGCTGCGTTAAAAAAAGCGCAACAGATGGAAAATGAATTACGCAATTTCGTGATCGGGCATTATGGGATGAATGCTTGGCAACAGATCATCAGGCTGCAAGGCGAAATCA